ACAGATTTGCGCCACGGCCTACATTGGACAGCATTGCCGACATTGTTTTTATTTGGTGACTTAAAAGACAGTACAGGAAAGTGGACAAAAATAACTGTTGGCGCCGGTTCAAGCAATCACATTCAAGACGACGATGCAAAAGTTCAGCTATTAGAATTCACAGGGGCCGGTTTAAGTGCAATAGATACAGCCATTAAGGAAGATATTCAAACAATGGCCAGTATTGGTGCCCGTATGCTTCAAAGTGAAAGTAAAGGCGTTAAGGCTGCGGAAACTGCAAGAATAGAACAATCAGGAGAAAGCGCAACTCTTTCCACTGTTGCAATGTCTGTTGAAAGCGCAATTAATAAGGCGCTAACTATCGTTGCTGAATGGTTCGGTATAAGTACCGAATTAAGCTACTCGTTAAATAAAGATTTTATCGATTCGAGTTTAACACCTCAACAAATTACGGCTTATTTGCAAATGTATCAAATGGATTCTATAAGCTTAGATACTTTCTTAAATCTACTTCATAAAGGCGAACTATTGCCGAAAGGTGTTACGCCTGAAGAAGAAGCGGATCGAATTGCTGCCGGTGGTGCTGATTTTGAGAAAGATTAGAAACTTTAAGTGTGAAAGCGGCGAGATTATAGAAAGGCTTGCCGTTGATGAAGTAAAAAAGGTTCGCTGTGACTGTGGTAAATTCGCAGTTAGGCAGATTTCGGCGGCCCGGTATCTTGGTAACACAGTCGGGAAATATCCAAAGTAAATGGCCAATTTCATATTTGATACAGAAGCAAGACACCAGCATTATTTAGAGCGCTATAAAACAGGCGAGGTTAACAACCTTAGCAAATTTATAGTAACGCTTGAAAATAAGTTGATCGTTAACCTATCCAAAACAAAGAAGGTTACGAGTCGCAAACGCATCAAAGACACATTAAAATTAATACAAACTGACGCTGTCGACTTGTTAACGCAATACTCTGAACAGCTACAAGTTGATTTAGAAGATTTATCATTGCAAGAAGCTGAATTTGTCGGCGCTACTTTAGCAAAGTCTGTTGAACGTGAAGAGTTTACCGTTCCATCATTGGCACAATTAAAAGTTGCAGCAAACGCCCGACCATTCACAAATAAAATACTAAAAGAAGAACTCAAAGACTTCCCACGAAATCAGGCGCGACTAATTCGCAATGCCGTATCAATGGGATTTGCTGAAGGTAAAAGCAACGCTGAAATTATAAAAGATGTTATCGGCACTGCAGACCTAAATTTTAAAGATGGTACAATGCAAGTAACGCGTAACGCTGCCGGGCGTATGACTAGAACTTCGGTTCAACATATAGCAGCAATAGCAAGGGCGCAAGCGTATGAAGCCAATAGCGATATTATTAGTAAGTATGCGTGGGTTAGTGTTTTAGATGGTCGCACTTCGCCAACGTGTCAAGCGCGTGATGGTAATGTTTATGTAGTTGGTAAAGGCCCATTACCGCCAGCACACCCCAATTGCAGAAGCACAACGGTTGCAGTATTCGACGAAGATATTAACGTTGAAGATGGTCAAGAAAAATTAGACCTAACAAAAGGTTTACGCCCCGACAAAGGTGACGACGGAAAAGGCAAAACCAATGTTAGCAACGATTACAATTCTTGGTTAGGTCGACAGTCTAAAAAGTTTCAGGATGATACATTAGGCCCAACGAAAGCAAAGTTATTTAGAAAGGGCGGTTTGTCTGTTGACAAATTTGTTGATAGACTTGATCAACCGCTAACATTAGCGGAATTACGAGCAACCTTCCCTAGCTCTTGGAGTAAAGCAGGTTTATAGTGTACACTGTTTATACTATTTAATTTAACGGCCTGTTATTTATGGGAATTGAAAAAAGAAAGCTTTTATTTGATGTAGGGGTAAATGATTCCAATTACGCTACTGATATTGTTATAGATGGGGTTAGGTCTGTATGCCCTTATTATAGAAGGTGGCGCGATATGATAAGGCGGTGCTATTGCTCTAAGCACCACGAAAAGTTCCCTACATACAAGGACTGCACAGTATGTTATGAGTGGAAGGTTTTTTCTGTATTTAAAGAGTGGATGATTAGTAAGAAATGGAAAGATAAAGAACTAGACAAAGATATAAAAATTTTAGGTTGCAAGGTTTACTCTCCTAGTTCATGTTTATTTATTAGTTCTTCATTAAATAAACTGTTACTTAAAAACCCTAAAACAAAAGGGTTATACCCAACAGGGGTAAATTTCGATAAAAGATGTGGCGGCGTATTTATTGCAAGTATAAAAATAAAAAGCAAAAAAACATATTTAGGAAGCTTTTCAAATCCAGAGGATGCAGAGAAGTGCTACAAAAAAAGAAAAAATGAAGAGATAGCAAGACAGGCAAGTGAAAACCCTGAAATAGAAAACTATATACTTCAACATCTTATTTAATAAACCCGTCACAGAGTGACATTTAGCATAAACTATCGGAGATAATTAAAATGCTTAAATTTAAAGTGAATAAAGAAGAATTCGACAAGCTAGAAGAATCAGTACAGGCTTACTACTCGGCAGACGGTGAAAACTACGTTATGCAGATTGAAGGGGCAACCAGTAAAGATAAGCTGGACGAATTCAGGAATACAAACGTTGATTTACTGAAACAAGTAAAAGCCAACGAAGGTATTAACATGGACAAATACAACGCCATGTTAGAAACTGAGCGAAAAGTGCGCGACAAAGAATTAATTGCATCTGGTGATTTTGATACGTTAGTAAAAGAGCGTACCGCATCAATGCAGAGTGACTTTCAGGCCAAGATTGATAATGCTAATAATTCAGTTATCGGCATTACTGATAAGTACAATCAATTGGTCACTAAAACAGAGATTGAAGGCGCGGCACATAAAGCCTTTGTATCTAGTAAAATTCGACCTGAAGCACAAGACGCGGTTATGTCACAAATAAGATCGACATTCTCAGTAGATGAAAATGGCGCGGTAGTTGGTAAAAATGGCGACGCTATCTTAACAGGTGCAGACGGTAATTTGACTATTAGCGAATTTGTATCGAATCAGCCGGACTTTATGCGAGTGCCTAATCAAGCCGGAGGTGGCCAAGGTAACGAAGGCGATAACCACGGCGGCATGATTCAAGGCAAGACTAGTCAAGATAAAATTAGTAACGGTCTAGCGGCTAGAATGAAATAAATTAGTAATTTACCTATTTTATGGTAAAGTGTTAATAACAATAGAGGTCTAGCGGAGTTAGACCTCTATAAACATAACCTAGCGGCGCTCAGGTTTAAATTTAGATTTTTTTAAACTTGGCATTTTATGCCTTGTAATTTTTTTAATATACATAAGGTATAAATATTATGACTACCCAAACATTAGCGGAAGCTAAAAAACTTATCCAAGACGATCTTGTTGCTGGTATTGCAGAAGATATTTTTACAACCGCACCTATTTGGAATGTTATCCCATGGACTTCTACAGCCGGTCAAGCTATTTTAGTTAACCGCGAAGGAATCTTGGGTACTGCTCAACATTTAGCTGTTGGTTCTACCATTACAGCAAAAGCAGCTGCCACATTCGTTCAAGATAGTTATTCACATACAACCACAATTGGCGACGCTGAACTAAACGGTTTAGTTAAAGCGACTTCAGCTAGTGGCGGCGTTGATCAAATGGCTGTTGAGGTTAGCTCTAAAGCAAAATCAGTGGGCCGTTTATTACAAACAGGTCGTGCAACTGGTGACGGTACAGGCGCTAATATGAATTCATTGCACACTTTATGTGATGCGACACAATATACTAGTGCTAGTGCTGGTCAAGCGTTATCGTTTGAATTGCTAGACGAATTACTTGATTTAGTAAAAGCTAAAGATGGTCAAGTGGATTATATCGAATTGCCGGGTCGTACATTACGCGCTTATCGTGCATTAGTACGCGCACTAGGCGGCGTTAATGAAACAATCGCTTTCGATATGGGTAACGGCCGTTCACGCAACATTGATGTTTATAATGACATTCCAATGTTCCAAAACGATTATTTATCTGTTGAAGAAACCGCAAACGGCGCGGCATTAACTGGCGGCGCACTAGCTTCAGTATATGCAGGTTGTTTCGATGATGGTTCAGGCAAAATCGGACAAGCTATGATTTACCCTGATGGAACGCCGATCGGTATCGACGTAACAATGGTTGGTGAATCAGAAAGCAAAGATGAAAGTATTGCTCGCGTTAAGTCTTACAGTAACTTTGTGAACTTTAACCGTCGCGGTCTTGCTCGTTTACCTTCTATCAATAACTAGAATTGATATTTATAAGCGCTTTCTAGGAGGCGCTTAAATAATATCAAAACCCAACTTAGGATTAAACAACATGACAGAAGCAAAAGCAAAAACAGCCAAACCTTTAAATTTCAAACTTAAACAAAAGAATCATAACGGCGACGATCCATACTACGCCGGTACAGGTGTTTACTTTGGTTTTAATTTTGTTCAAGTTGGTGAAGATTTAGTTTGCACACTTCCGGCAGCCGAAGCCGGGGCAATTGATTCATTAGTGAAAGCTAAGAAAGTTATTAAGCTTAGTGAAAATGCTTTTAAAGAATTGAAAGCAGAAGCAGCCGAATAACGATGGGCGTTTTAAGTGTTGATCATACACTAACCGCAGACGGCGAAACGAAAGCTTGGAACGTTCCAGTGAGCGAACAGTACATGTTTTATGCCGTTGGTGATTTTGGTGGTGGACAGCTATCCCTTGAAGCATCCCCTAACGGTGGTGTAGATTGGTTCACTGTTGATCAACTTAGCGGCTCAGGTCGCTTAATTCGTTATTTAGTTAATGGTGAGATTGTAAAGTTTTGCATTGAGGGTTCTACCTCTCCTAATGTAATTACCGGACTGAGGCAATAATGGCTTGCGAAAAGACTACTTTTGATAAAGAAGGTTTACCCGAAGAACTTATCAATAATGGTAGATTAAAAATAACCGCCGATAATGCTCAAACAGCATTTGGTGATTTGAGGGCCGAGAGTATAACGCCAATAACTCAAATTTCAGCAGCTTACGGCCTTCTGAGTGATTTACTTACTGTTGTAG